GGTCATTTGCCCAATCAGGTTGGACGTAAGTCGCATGATAATGAGTTGCGTCATCAAGTCCGACAATCTCAAGCTGTGCCTCAAGCGTCATTCTCGCAAGATTAATCGCTTTCTTCCACGCTCGTAAGTCTTCAAACGTTTCGGGCTTTCCGTCGCAGTAGTAACTGAACTGACATTGATGACGACGAAGGCGACCGTCACTCAAGCGACCTTGTCTTGCGACTTTACAGGCAGTGTCTGGGTAATCAGGGTGATTCATTCTGTTTCGAATGACGACAGCTACCGCTAACTGCCCGATGTCAGTTTGGTTTCGCGCTTCGAAATAAATAGCTTCTGCCATACAATAAACATCATCAGAAGCGACTGAAACGTTCGGCCATAAAAAACAAAATGCCGCTGCGAACCCTCGGAGCGTCATTTTCCGAAGACCGAACGAACTCGTGCGGACCCCCAATTGAGTAATGAATTTTTATGGCGTGGCTTTTCTTTCGGAATATCGTCGTCTTCACCTATACTCTCGCCGCTCATCTTATAAACGTTTAAAGCGTAGTGAACAGACGACTGGGTCAGCCCTAGTTTCTTTTGAATGTCTACGGGCCGTAGTCCCTGCGCTTTTAAGTCACGAACTTCTTGAACTCTTTCATCAGTCCATTTTTGTTTTGCCATTCAACGTGCTCCTTCATGGTATAGTAAGAGAGTTTCCTCCTCAAGGTGTTCTTGCTGAGCTTTTGATAAACGGTCTTCAAGCCATTTCGCTCGTTTACCGTTTATTTCTAGCCAAATATCTTCAATGTAATGAGTAAAAATACCGACGCTCGGGTCGGGGTCGCCTATTTCAGCGGACACGTCAACTGATCGACCAACCCATAAAGGATGGCATCGTTATACCATGCTTCTTTCTGGCTGTCGGTTTCAGGTACGCTCATGACCTCTCTCCTTTCTTTAGCTATACTACTTTAGCTTTTTGGAGGCGTAAGAGCTAGGGCCTTTTTCTGGTTGCGAAACAACTGTATCGTGTGTTCAAGAACCATATACTCGTAACGATCATGGTTTTCGCTACGACCAGGGTTTACACGCCGACGTTTGATTAACCCTTTTGAGTAACAACTACTCACCTGTTTCATGACGGCGTCTAAGGTGAGGTCTTTTAGAAGCTCGCTTTCGTATCCCCTTGCAAGCGTGTACAGTTCACTGTTTGTGACTGGGCTATCATATTCCATCATGATTTTTAAAAGTTCCTGCCGAGTGTTTGAAGTATGACGGAACCATCCCTGTTTTGGTGGTCGCCATAGCCATTCATCTCTTCCAAGCACTTCTGGGTCATTTTTAAAATCAGTGGCGTAAAGTATTGTATCATCTTCCACAGTCAGCGTTGTTGAATCAGGCTCAACACCTTTATAGGCGAGGCACTCTGCATCAGGGCCATATTTATTTACGAGCCAACGAACTTGTGAGCCAACAGTTCGGTACTCTTCTTCGGCCCACTTGCTAAGAACTGCCCAAGTTTGATAATCCACAGCAATGGATTTAACAGGTTTATCAGTCACTCATTTTCTCCTCTTTATGGTTAAACAACAAGAGCCTCTCCTGTGACGTAGCTGTTCATTTCCTGCTCAAGAACGTACATTTTATCTTGAGCGTCACGTTTTGAAGCAAACTCTTTTTCTATCGGGCGACCGTTGAATGTGATCACCCAGTTAGTGGCCTCCGCTTGGAGAACACACCAGCCAAGGTCCCAGTATTGAGGGCGTTCTTCTAAGGTACTCATGTCGTACCCTCTCCGTTGAACTTGCCGTCAACTTCCCAATCAACGTCAACGCCACGGCGTTCCAGCTCGCTCGTAAATAAACGAGCTAAAACTGAGTTACGCTCACCTTTTCCGTGGCCAATAGACATCACCTCAGTAGTGTGTGCATTTGCACGGTATTGCTGAAGACGCTCAGTCGTATAGTCTTCAAGGAGGTCCGTGTCTTTTTTACCTCGCCAATATAAATACTCGCTCATCGCTTCTCCTTTCTACTTTCTATATTTTTATTATACCCGCCTGAGGGGAAGAGTTTAGTTTTTAGTTATCTAATTTATCTTCATCCTCGGGGCCGGAGATTTCCTCACCTGTAAGCTCGTGCCATTTAGTATCCCAGAAATACTCAATAGCCATCTCATACTGCTCATCTTCAGAAAGTTCATTTGATGAACTATCGATAGCTATCGTTGTATCGAAATATGCAAAGTTCCAGTCCATGTTTCCAAGGTCAACTTTGCGAGTCCAGCGGCGAACGTGCTCATCGAGTATCATCGCGCACTCTCTAACAATCGTAGGGTGCCATACGCTTGGGATTTTTTCTGAGTATTGATCTTTCTCGTCAGTGACCCAGTTGTCTCTGGCCCACTGCTTGAACTCACGCTCTTCAAGTTCACCAAGCGTACGGAAATGGTCAAGCTGAACAACGTTATCGCTCATGATACTCTCCATACGCGATAACCTGCAACACCTGCGTCAGTCCACATACGTTGAGTAAACGCAACTTCGTCACCTTGTTTGGCACAACGCTTTTGATAGGCTTGTCTTGCCTGAGCAATACGGTTACCTATCTGCTTCTGCGTTTCATCCTCATAGTTAGGGCCAACAAAGAAACTCTCGCCTACCCTCATTTCTTCAAATGGGTATTTGCTCGGCGCACCCGTATAGTTCTCGGGTATCGCTATGTCAGTGTCGATAATAAAGTCGGTCATAAACGCCTCCTAAAGGTTAGTAATATATTAATAGTAAAGCCTGACGGTTCGGAGTAAAGTTTCTTTTACTCTAAAAACTGTACATAAAAATGATCAGGCCAATGACAATGACGCTGGAAGTGATTGGGTCCATCCTTCTGCTCCTTTCCACCATGCTGGTTCACCGAGACGCCACTTAGCGAAACGTGCTTTATCACCGTGATAATAATTTCGATACGCTTGGATAGTGTTATCTGTTTTGTACTCGTCAGGCATACACTGCGGGGGAGGAGTGAACGGTACAAAAGGAATGTTTGCAGGACTGGTCAAAAGACGATTAAGAAGCCCTGTGCTTTCGACCGCATGAATGTTTCTATAGCGTCGAGTAAACTCATCGCATAACGCCTCCATAAGATCGTATAGCCATGTGTAGTGACTGTGTGACTCACGAACCCAGATAGCACTGGGGTGTTTAGGCGAGAATGATTTATATAAGTGCCGAAGGTCAGCTTTTTCGTCACCGTCAAGTAAGCGATGAGCAGTTGAAAGAAGCTGTGCTGACTCAAGAATCATCTTGACACAATGTTTGTCACAGTGAAACTGAGCAGCAATGTAGGGGTCGTTATGTAAATAAAAAATATTCATTAGAAAAGAATCCTATACCCATTAGTTAAAGCGTCAGCCCAAATACTATCCGCTTCCGCAATAGAGACAAGGGTTTCTTCCTCAACTTTATCATTCACTGTGTATAGGATAATGGCTTGTTTTTTACTTCGCCAGACGCTGAAAGCGAGGACTTCTTCCTCTCTTCCAAGTACGTTATTCTTCGCTACTTCTCCCACGTTACGGTTTCTCCTGGCAGAATAGTATCATGCCCGTTTTTTACAATCACGTTTTCGGAAACGTTAGTCCAGACGATATCCGGGGAGTCACCGTAACGATTGCGTTGGTACTCTTTTTTCAAGAT